GATGCTCAACCAGCCATATCTGAACAAGGTGATATAGGTCTCGATGCTAAACAAGCTGTTCTAGGTAATGATTTAATACCTGATGCTCAACCAGCCATATCTGAACAAGGTGATATAGGTCTCGATGCTAAACAAGCTGTTCTAGGTAATGATTTAATACCTGATGCTCAACCAGCCATATCTGAACAAGGTGATATAGGTCTCGATGATAAACAAGATGTTCTAGGTAATGATTTAATACCTGATGCTCAACCAGCCATATCTGAACAAGGTGATATAGGTCTCGATGATAAACAAGATGTTCTAGGTAATGATGCTAAACAAGATGTTCTAGGTAATGATTTAATACCTGATGCTCAACCAGTTATATCTGAACAAGATGTTCTAGGTAATGATTTAATACCTGATGCTCAACCAGTTATATCTGAACAAGGTGATATAGGTCTCGGTGCTAAACAAGATGTTCTAGGTGATGATTTAATACCTGATGCTCAACCAGTTATATCTGAACAAGATGTTCTAGGTAATGATTTAATACCTGATGCTCAACCAGTTATATCTGAACAAGGTGAAGTAGGATTTAAAGATGAAGTAGGATTTAAAGATGAAGTAGGTCCTAAAGATGAACAATACTTTCAAGAAGTAGAATCCCACGAAGGATCATCTCCTGGTAATGATATACCTGATTCAGGTTCAGATATATTTATATCAGATATATCAAAATCAGATATATCAAAATCAGATGAACCATTAGTTGACATAAACACTAGTATGCCCTCTAATCAAACCTCTTCAACTATAGAAGGTAATAACCTTTATGAACACTTAGATATAGGTGATCAAGCTTTTGGTAATAAAAGATTAAATTCACCTATATATACTTCCAATCAAGCAATATTTAGTAATAGTAATTTAGACGGCTTTGAATTTAGAGTGCATGATGATACATTGTTAATAGATGAACCCGAAAAACCTAAGGTAAAAGTTAAAGAAGATGTTATGGATAAAGAAACAGTGGGTATATTAGGAAAATTAATGGATGAAATCCGCAGTTTAAAAGAAGAATTAAAAGAAGTTAAAACAATGGAAAAACGTAGATTCAAGAAAAAGAAAGGGACTGTTAGAAAAAAGAAAAAAGGAAAAATATCATTAAGGAAACGTATAGAAGAACCCGAAGTTATAGAAGAACCTGACATTAAGAGGTATTCAGACGTAGTGGAAGAACTAGAAGTAAGTGAAAAACCTAAAAAGAAACCGCGCGCAAAAACTAGAGCTAAAGGTAAAGATAAAAAAGATAAGAAAGATAAAAAAGATAAGAAAGATAAAAAAGATAAGAAAGATAAAAAAGATAAAAAAAGTAAGAAAAAAAAACAAAAAAAGGAAGGTAAAAAAAGTAAATCTAAGAGCATTTTTGATGTTGATTTATTTAAAATTACCTGGGTCTGAAATTTAATATTTTATAATATAATGTGTATATGGAAATTTGTTTTACCAATTTTATTACTACTTTTGATATGTAACATTACTGAAGGATATCAAAATAATAAACCTTTGCCAGATAGACCCGATGAAATACAATTTTTAGCTTGTCATGATTATAGTTCTGAAACAAATTTAGGTAATAATAATTTTAAATTGAACAGTCATAAAATAGGTGTTCCATTGTCTGGCAATTATTCATCATTTTTAGATGCCTATGGTCTACGGAATTATGATGATTTTTTTCACGCACCTATATGTGAAAAAGATGATACTTTCAATTTTGAAGCAAATAATTCATTAGATTTCAGAGAAATACCTGATTCTACAGATTTAAATAAAGAAGAAATTTATAAAGAAGAAATTGAATTAGATAAATTTATAATAAAAGATCCTAATTATTTATTTGTAAATCCTAAATTCATAGGAAATAAAATATTATATCCAGAATTAGTTAATGAAAAATTTTTAATGTCACATAAGACACATGAAACTGAAACTCTACAACATCGTATGGATAAATCTTTATATGGTAATGATATTTAGTATAAAAATTTATATATATCTACATATATTGACTTAGTAATAAACGATATTTCTTTTCATTTTCTTTTAATTCTTTGGCTTCATCTACTTTATCTTGATAAAGATTAACTAGACCATAATGCTCTTCTTGTAGATTCGCCTTAGATTCTTCTAAAAGTTTAAGTTGTTCTGCTATCTTTTCAATAACTTTTTGTTGAGCCAAAACCGTTTTCTCTAATTCTGTTTTCTTTTCTTCACAACTTGTATTATTGCTTGGATCTACAAAGAATCTAGACCTGTAAACAACTTCTCCATCATCGTTCCTTACACAAGTCGGTACGCGCGCTCTAGTAGAACCTTTTTTTATAAATATAACATGATTACCCATACCATCGAATACTCCTCCATCATAAAATGCTTCATCTTCACCTTTAACAGTTATATACTTGATACGCAATCCTTTACTAAATTTGTATGGCAAACTTACTTCTTCGCAACCTTTTAATGATTGTCTAATAATATTAATATCAGTTATAGCTTCCATTTATTATATAAGAATACAATATTATCTATATTATATGGATATCCTTAAACCAATTTTAGATATTTACGATGAAAAAAATGTTTTAACTTTTTAACTCTCTTAATGTATTTACTAATTCATTTATTTGCATTGCAGCATAGTATAATGTATCACCTTGTTGTGTATTTGTATTTAATAAAGACACACCTATATCAAATTTAATGAAATAAACACCCTTTGATGTAATATATATTTGAGAAGGCAACTTATTACTAATTTTAGAAATATCTAAATAGACTATGTCATCATTATTTATATCTGTATCAAAATTTGATGGGTTATAATTAAAATTTTTAGTTTCATCACTACAAACAAATTTATTTAATCCAGATTTTAATGGTAAATAATAACCATTATGTTCGTTGTTATTGGTTAATAAACTTCTTAGGTAATCATTATCATCATTAATTAATGTTTCTAATCTTCCTCCAGTAGTATTTAAAACATAATCAACATTTATATTATCATTCAAAATTAGATCAATTACATCTAATTCTGAATATAATGTTGATATTTTTTTTTTTTTATTTATTAAATCTGTTAATTTTTGTTCAATTTTATAAATTGCGTTACCATCCCCATTAAAATTTTCTTTATTTATTTTATCTAACGGTATTCTATCGGGATTTAAAATTATTTCTGGTACTTTAAATAAAATATTATTTCTAGTAAATTGACGATTATGGTTTGTTAATATTCTATTATCTACTAATAATATTTCAGAATCTGGGAAATTTATAGATAATATATAAGCACTAAATAATCCAACAGGCCCTCCTCCTAAAATTAAAAATTTGAACTTTTTATCACTAAAATATTCTAATATTTCTGGATCACTTTTATCTACAAAAGAATCACTATAAATAATTTCTCTATTTGTTCCACCGCGTTTTGATGTATCATTTATAAATAAGTTATTTTCTAAAAAAGTATTTATTAACCCATGTATTCTTCCTAAATAACTATAATTAACTTTTAATTTTTTGTAATTATTTAAATGATATTTATATTCATCCAATAAATTATCATTGCTAGTTTTAGTTTCTTCCCATGTATCTTTAAGTTTATTAAGTCCTTGGTTAATTATTATTAAAGATTCTCTAATAGTTTGTATTCCATCTAATGTTATATTCTTTGACCCAACCTCAGCAAATTTTGTATCAATTATATCTAATTCCTCTCTTAATGTAGCTCCCCCACTTTGACTATATAAAAAACCTTTAAAATACTTTGAATTATTTTTTTTCGTAGTTTTTCTTTTAGTTTTTAATCTTTTAGTTTTTAATCTTTTAGTTTTTATTCTTTTAGCTTTTATTCTTTTAGTTTTTATTCTTTTAGTTTTTATTCTTTTAGTTTTTATTCTTTTAGTTTTTATTCTTTTAGTTTTTAACAATTTTTTTTGTTTAAACCGCTGGTTGCTTAAAATTTTTAGGGGTCTGGTCTCATCCATTTTGTTCCTATATATATATATATATATAGATAAATTTATAATATTACATAAAATTATGAAAATGATAAAAAGATCAAAACAACTCATTTTGGCTGTGCAGGAATGAGTGATTATACAAAACATAAGGATCCTGCTAGAAAACAAAGATACATGAATCGCCATAAAGCGATAGAACATTGGCAAAAACCCATGACTGCAGGATCATTAAGTAGATATATATTATGGAATAAACCTACATTAAGAGCCTCTATCAGTGATTATAAAAAACGATTTAATTATTCATAGATTTTAAGATTTATTTATGGATATTTTTGTTTCATTTGAAATACAAAACAAACGTCTTCTAATGAAATTGCCTCATTTTTATCTACAGAGTCTTTTATACCCTCTATACGCTCCTTAAAACTCTCCTTAAAATCATCGTCATCATATTGTTCTCTCTTCTCAAATACTTCGTTAAGTATTCTTTTAAAATTAATGGTTGAATCAGTTGAAGCAAGTGATTCCTGTCTCATTAAAGTATCACTTATACCTTCATACTGAAAATCGCCTTGAAAAAAACCTTCTGGTAGAAGTGGTAATTCACTTTCTTGACAACTCTTAAATTTATTGATATCAATAGCTTCTCCAAATCTACAAAATGTACCAAACCATACGCCAGATATAGTAGAATGTGGCTTTTTTCGTGCTTCTGCTATTAAATGAAGAATACCACTAAGATAATAATCCTCTCTGAGCCTAATAGCAGAGTTAATCAAATCAGCTTTACCTATGATACCATCTATATTATTTTCAAAATATACATCTTCATAATGTGTAAGATGGGCATGTTTCCCAAAAAATTTCGTCTTGTTGCGGATGTCACTTTGCATTTTTTCTTCTCTATCCGCCTCTAGATCAGGTGGTGTGTATTTCGTCTGTCTAGATAGAAAATCAATGACTACCTTATTTGCTTCCGTCGCATTTCTCGCGTCTAAATAATCTGGTACATCAAGTTCTAACAATCCCCTCGGAGAATAGTTACCAGCAAACTCGCCGCCATAATAAAAGGGGGAAAAATCAATCGTTTGATCTTGTATTAAACTACCTTCTTTATATACTCTAATGTAACTATTTTTGTGCGCATCATCATCTGAGAGTGAGCTGGCGGACCCAAATCGTGTACTGAAATGTATTTCTCCCGCAGCAACAGGTAAATATAATGTTAATCCTTCAGGGACAACAAAAAATCTATTTGGAACTAAACTTCCATGAGCAGATATTACATTTATTTTATTATTCGGACCAAACTTTGTAGGGTCTAATACATACCATTTGTTACTAGACTCCTCGAAAATTACTTCTCTAAAAAATTTATTTAAAATATTAAAAGCTAGTGGATTTTCTGATTCCTGTAAACGAACTAGTTCCTTATCCCTAGCAGCTGCCTCAGCCTGACGCGCCTCCTCAGCCTGACGCGCCGCTTGTACGCGCTCGCGTGTGACCTCTTCTATTCTCCGCAGCTCAGCAGCCCTAGCATCCCTAGCAGCAGCCCTAGCATCAGCAGCTCTAGCAGCTTTAGCAGCTTCTTCTTTGAGCAACAGATCTATCTCATTATCTTCCATATAGTTTCTTATACATTTATCAGGCGTATTACTTTTATAGTCGTCATTTGAGCCATTGCAATCTGCAGGACGTTTTTTACAATACATTCCACTTCTATACCCTAAATAACCATTATATTGTTCACAGATTGGATATTCTTCTACGCACATATGGTCATTATGGTTTTCCTCCCGCCACTTCAACCGCTGCTCCTCCCGCGATAGTGGAGTTCTTCTTCCCGATCCACCTCTCATTTTTCTCTTTGTTTTCTTTCTTCTTTTAGTTTTATTCTTTTTAGAAACTCTACATCTAGTATTTCTCCGCTTTGTTCTTCTAGCCATTATATTTAATTATTCATAGATTTTAAATTTTCTATAGTTTCATTATAACCTTTTCTATCATCTTTTTTCTTTGATTCATATCTAAAGAAAATTTAACAATATTATCTATATTATATGGATATCCTTAAACCAATTTTAGATATTTACGATGAAAAAAAAGATGTTTTAACTTTTTATTTAGATGCAAGTATAAAAGATAAAGTTATGGACTTAGATTATTTAGATGATGGACACGAATTATTCTTGAATGATAGAATATATATAATTAACAGATCAACACTTGAGTTAGAACACATTGGTATTATTCAATCAATTAAAGAAGATTTAGTATGCGTTAAAGTTAAAAGTAAATATTCAGTTCATTTCAAAACAAATGAATATCATATTTTTATTAAAAGGAAAAAGAATAAGAAGAATACTAGAGATTTTTACAAAGCTTTGCTAAATGCATTATAGTTCATCTTCTCTCTAAAATATCCATAATCTTAAATTTAACTTTCATAACTTTGATTGAATTTTTAATTGTAGTTAGTTTAACTTTATATTCTTCAGAAATATCAGAATCTTTATACAACACTTTGAATATATTATACAAACATACTGAACACTTGTATAATTCATCTTCATTATCAGAAGAAAGTTTGTCAATTAATGAATTAATATTTTCATTTACTTTATCTTTAATAATACCTTTACCTTCTAATTCAGTTATAAATATACTGAAGCCTATTAATTGATCAGTTTGTTTATTTTTTTGACAAAGAGATTCATAATCTGATTCAATTATAGTAGTTTTTTTAATACTTTCATCAATTTTATTGATTTGTGAAAATATTAATTCATCATTATTATATTTATTATGGAGGATACCAACTAAATGAGCATAATATGAACAATATGTGTGATGGCATAGCGATTGTTCTAAAATATATTGTAATAAAATAGGATATAAATGTTTTTTATTATCCAATTGTTTACAAATATCTTCACTTAACTTCTTATAAGTTAAACCAGACATTTTATTTAATGAAGATTTTAGTTGTTTAATAACACTTGTGTCATCGTATACCTTTTTCTTGTATTTTGGATTTTTAACTTGTATCCCTGTTCTAAAATATTGTTTATTAATTTCAATTGTATTTAAAAAACGTTCTAAAGAACTGATCTCTAATTTATGTAATTGTTTATAAGAATTTTTATCAGAAATAAATTCATCTGATAAAAATAAAGAACTCAACGATTCCACAGAATAATGAACCGTCATAATACTAAACTATAAATTAATTCTTTTAAATAACTTTACTTTAAAATTTGATAAACGTTATAAAGAAAGTTATAACATTATTTATGGAATCTAAAAAGAGAGTATGTTCAATTTGTGGTGAAGCTGGTCACAATAAACGTTCGTGTCCTAAGATACCTATAGAAGACACCTTTAATCCTCATGCAGAAGAAGAAGTCATTGAAGAAAGAATCGAACTATCAAAAAAAAGAGAACTTCTTATATCAGATTTACTCGATAGACAAAGTTATGATATCCCTATTGATATCTTTAAATTATGGGTACCTAAAAGAACTTGTTGTAGGCAAAACGAAGTTAAACACATTTTGAATATGGGTTTAAATAAAGATTCAGTTATCTTATACTTAGAATTAGCTGAATTGGTAGAAGAATTATATTAAAATTTAGATATCCTTTTTAGATACCTTTTTAACAGTATGTAGAGTTTCAGTATATGTTTTCCTTAGTATAGATTGATTATCTTTTATTATACTAACAGATATTAAAAATCCTAAGAAAAATAAAGTTGGAACATAATTTATATATGTTTCATTCAATATTTCGAATTTTTGCTTTCCGTATTTAAGGAATACTACAAATAGTAATGATACAGTTAATTGTGATACAGTGAATATTTTTTGTGGTAATTCAGTCGTAGCAGATTTGTATAATATGAAAAAACTAGTTATTATTATAACGAATAAAACTGTATAAGCTGGTATATGAGTATATTGAGTAATCTTATAACTTGATAATTCTTGACTAAATAATGTATGTAATGCTATCATTAAAGTGTATAAGATTACTAATGAACCATAGTAGTAACGGTTTAATACTATAGTAATAACCATAGCAACTATAGAATTTATGATACAGTTAGATTTTGTGAAATTAATCATTTATAATAAGCATAGAAATATAGTTAATCTTTTAAAAAATCAGGGGTCAATGCGTCTATTGTTGCGTCTTCTGCTTCTTCTGTATATATTTCAGTATGACATAGTGCTGAAGCAGGTTTTTTAGGAATTAATAAAGTATCTAAACTTGTATTTTCACTTAATAATTTACAGATAGATATTTGTGCCGCATTCAATCCATTTTGCGAACAATAATCTTTATTATCATCATCCTTACCTACGCTATAAGTATTATTGTAAGCATATACATAGGCTAGTTTAGGGTTATCTTCGTTGATAAATACATCTTTATCTGTATAACATGCTTTCATAGAATCACACATTCTAGCGTAAAATTGGTCTATAAATAATCCTTTATTTTTACATCTAAAACATTTCATACAATCATTTTTTGATTCGGAACCACCAGTATCACCATATAGCCAATCACCTGTATAGTATTTAGGTTCGGCACACGTTTCAGTTTTATAAGCATTACAGGTTGTATCTACAGGTACTTCAGGGAAATAATCTGCTATATAATCATATAACCCTAAATCATTTAAAAATGATAGAAAACCGGTTGTATCTACAGGAGAATTATCATATATAACGGTTCTATCTTCGCTTGTGTCATATTCGCCGTCATTTCCTTCATATAAATTATTATCATATAATAAACAAAGTAGTATGATAAGTAATAAAAAACAATAGAGTTTCATCTATTAAGGGTATAGAAAATAAAACATTATTATATTTAGTTAAACGAAATATCCACTAACTTTAGATGCTAGATTACTTATTTGATTTTCTAACTTAAGCAATTGTGTATTTGGAATACATTCTGGTAATGGATCACTACCTGAAGCACAACTATCTAGAGAACAATAAGTTCTTACAATTTCATTTGTATATAATGGTATATCAGTAAATGGTAAAGTTGGTAATTCTTCTACTATTTTCTTACGGTTATCTTTAATTACACTACATGGTGTATCCAACTTACAAGTATTATCGAGATTTACAAATCTATTTGTATCTGTGTTCCATGTATTTGGGCAACCCGCACCTCTATGAAATGATGCACGCGATCCACTCAATATAATAGGTTGAGTTGGAATATTCCTAATAACTAATCCATCAGTTCTATTATATCCAGCAATAACCCTACCACCGTTTCGATTAAGTAAGTCTTTATTAGGATCTAATTTCTCCCATTTTTCTTCAACAGGAACTACCAAACTTTTTAATTTTACTTTTAATTCAGCTGGTATATGGGGTGACTCACTGATTTGTTCTGATACAGGTTTTTTATTATCACCCCCCCCATCTACACCAGCGCCCAATAATAAATAGAAAAAATCAAAATATACGTCATCTGTTGCTCCTCCAGTCATCTTCAGATTCGCCCATCCTTCGCCTACACTATTTCCTACTACTGTACTAGCTTCTTCTGTGTCTCCTGTTAAAAATAATTTTAGTGGTCTGGTTTCTTGAGACGCTAAAATAATAGCTTTAATATTATCGGCATCAGAACCTGTAGGTAAATACGATTCAATACTAGGACACCCCGCTCTGATTAAAGGATCTGAAGCACCACTAATAATTTTATTATATAAATTCCTCAAATGTGGATCTGCTTCACCATCTACTAATGTAGTAAAATCTTTCCAAGAACAAGATCCGTTATTATCACATGTATCTTTTGCTTTTATTTTAGAACATAAATTATTAGTAAGCGGAGAGCCGTCGCCATAACAATATCCGGCTGTATTATCAATGACTAAGGGGGAACCAGTCGCTGTTTGTGATAATCCGTCATAGTCGGCCACAGGATTAGTCGCTGCAGCAGTATCCGTACAATAATCATCACAGTATAAAGAGGTATTGGGCCCGCGCGATAATCTATAAGGACCAGCGTTTGCCACAGTATTGCAAGGTGCTGCTTGATCACCACCAATACAACTTACAACATATTCTCCGTCATCTGGCCCATCACATGTCACTGTCGGAGTACCACCATTTTCACAGCTGTATTTAGCTTGTTCAGTTTCAATAACATTAGAGTTAGGTCCGTCTCCTCCTCTAGTTCCGATATTTGAGGCTGGGCCGGAGGCGAGTGTGATACCCGCACCTGGTGTTGCTGGTGGAGTACATTCATACCCTTCAACAGTATTACCCATCAACATACACAGTAAAAGACCAACTAAGATAGCTAATAAAACATGTTTCATGTTCATATTCTTAGGGACAACTGATGTGACAACAGATTCTACAGATTTTACAACAGATTTTACCGATGCATCAACCGATTTACTTAATGCTTTGCTTCCAGATTTACTCATATTTATAAACTAGACTAGAAAATATTTTCAACTAAATTTTAATTAAATACGGATAACAATGTTTTAATTCTTCTTCCCCATTTTCAATATATTTTATATGGTTGTCTTTCATTTGTCCGATGAACGAAGCATGACTTACCAATGCTATATTTTTTTCAGGTCTTCCCTCAATAAATTTCTTAAAAGTATTAATTCTTAAATCTAATTCATGGATAGATTCTTGCTTATCAGGGTCCCACAAATAATCTTCACCATCTTTAATATCATCAAAATTAATGTTAGGAAACATCTTCATTAAATATTCTTTTTGAGAACGTTTATTACATGTATGTCCTCCAATTGGGTATTCTCTTGCAAGTTCAAATGATATGATAGGTATATCTATATTCTTAAATATTTCGGTAGCTGTTTGAAGTGTTCTTTTTAATGGTGAAACAACTACTAATTCAATATCATCTATATTTGATCCAGTTCCACTTGGATCTTTTTTATTTAACCAAGTTTCACCTAGATTTGATGCTTGCTTAAATCCGTCTTCAACTAATGAAGTATCAACAAAGTTTGGATCATAAAATGTTTTACAACCATATTTTAAATAATTAACATTGTGTTCTGCTAAACCATGGCGAATACAATATAAATTTTTTGACATTTTATAAAAAATAATTACTTAATACTTAAATAACTTATAATGCGATATTATTAACCAGATGTTGAAATACAGGTTTATTGGATACAGCATTTTCAACTACGATTCTAGGTGTGATACTCATACTTTGTAACTCTTGTAACAACATTTTGAAAGCATATGGTACTTGAATTCTATATTTCTTAGAATCATCATCAGAATAATCAATTAATCCGGTTGATTCATTTATTTGGAAGCTATATTCATCAGATCTCTTCATCATAGATTCTTGTAGGAATGAGCTTATACCATGTGATAAAATGGAATCGCGTTCCATCTCACCTATACGTAATCCCCCATTATTAGCTCTACCTGAAGCAGGTTGTCTTACTAATGCTTGGACTGGACCCGTTCCTCTAGAATGCATCTTATCCGCCACCATCAACTTAATTCTTTGATAATAAATAGGTCCCATAAATACCTGAGTCTTGAGTTGTTCGCCAGTTATCCCCGAATATAATACTTCGTTACCGTATTTTTCGTAACCAAAGTTACCTAAAAGATCAGTATAATCTCTAATATCATTATTTTGAAAGGGTGTCGCATCTCCTAAATTACCCGATAAAGCACAACTTTTACCTAATATCATTTCTAACATCTGATTCACTGTCATACGACTTGGAATAGCATGAGGGTTCATAATTAAATCTGGCACGATACCATCTTTAGAAAAAGGCATATCTTTTTCTTCTATTAACAAACCGCAAACACCCTTTTGACCAGGTCTTGAGGAAAATTTATCACCGATTTCTGGTATCTTAACTTTACGGACACGGACTTTACAAGTCCTTAAATGATCTTTATTTTCATAGATAATAACTTTATCAACTTTACCCGATGTTCCAAATTTGATAGTAGAACCAGTTACTTCAGTGACAGAACCATTTTGATAACATTTACCTGTTATCATATCATCGGGTGTAACATATTCACCTTCTTTTACAAATCCATTATCGTCTAATTTTGAAAAACTTGATAAATTCTTTTTCCTAACATTTTTTTGATACTTGGGATTCGCAAATTTAGTTGTAGTATTATTATTAGTTTCTTCGCTATCTTGATAACTTCTGAAATAAACAGTATTAAACATCCCTCGTTCAACTGAAGATTTATTTAAGATAACAGCATCTTCTTGATTGTATCCACTATAAGAAGCGATGGCTACAATACAATTACAACCATAGGGTAATTTATCTACATTGGTATATTTCTTATATTTCGTAGTCACCAGTTGTTTTTGAGGATAATGTAAAATGTGAGCAAAAGTGTCAAACCTTGTATTGTAAGAAGAAGAGTAAACGCCTATCGCTTGTTTAGTCTGCTGTGATGAAAATACATTTCTTGGAGCTTGAGAGTGTTCTGGGAAAGGGATATTCAAAGTTACTGCACTTAGAATTAAACTTGATTCAATTTCACAGTGAGTATAATCTTTATCAATGGTCCTGTAATCTTTAGCAATCAAAGCATAATCACTTTCTGTAGAATCAATATATTCTATGGGAGCCTGGTTATCTTCTAAAAATTTAATGAAGTCTTCACTTTTCTTTAGTTCCTCTAATTCATCTTTATAATAATTATTATCTGTTGTAGATACTTGAGGATTGATATCAAAGATGTGACCATGAATAACTTGAGACCAACTTTTTAACCTACTAAAATCACCTTGAATCAATTCATTAGTTTTATCTTCTTTTAAGGCGAATACTGGTCTAACAATTCTACCAGAATCACAATAAACATATAGTTCATTTAAATGCGTATTCCATGATATAGATGTAAAGCAATTAATAATGCTATTTAATTTGTATAATCTTAAAATCTTCTTAACAAGACCTAAATTTTTATGAACACCTACTAGACGTCCATTTAAAAATACTTTACCATTTGTATTAAGGTCACTATGATGTAAATGTTCAATAGGTTTCATATTTAAATCTAGTAGAGCATCGTGAATACTCAATGGATCAATATTAATTGATATTTTAGCCATAATAGTTAAATGATTGATTATACCTACATTCCCACCGTCGGGGGACTCAGATGGACAAACAAATCCCCATTGAGAATTATGTAACTTCCTAGGACCAATTGTTTTAGAACCGGCAGGCAAAGGATATGATAATCTTCTAATGTGAGAAAGTGTCCCTAACATAGAAATTCTGTTTAAATCTTGAATAATACCTTTCCTTGCTGATAATCCTGTTCCAAAAGAGGCTCCAAACGATTTACTTATAGAATCCATAATGTTGCTATCAAATATCCGTCTAAAGTTTTGTTCATTGATAATATTTGAAAAATCATGTCCTTCTTTAAAATTGAATTTATATTCATGGTCAATTTTTAGAGAACAATTACGTTGATACTTCGCCCATAACTCTCTGTAAAGCTCAAGTAATAGTGGACCCGCTAAATCAATCCTCTTATTTGAATATGAATCTCTATCAGTTTGTCGAATTAATCCTAAATGAGTTAATAATATTTGTCTAACAACATATCCTAAATAAATTGCTTTTTCTTTATTGTTTTTATAATTAGGGAATAAATTATTATTGATGGTATCGATAACGTTAATAATATCTTTACCTTTGGTATTCAGTGCTAAAAGTCTTAGAGCATCTCTTTGATTAAAAATTGGATGAGAGTCTTTAATAGAATTTCTCAATAAATCTATTAGTTCATTTTTTAACCCTTTTTCATCAGAAGGATAAATAATATATGATAATATCTCTTTATCGGTTTCAATACCTAATGCTCTAAAGAGTATGAATAGAGGGACTTTAATATCAAAACCTAGGATCCTAACTAAGAAACGTTCGACTTTATAAGTATACTTAAGTAAATGTGGTTTTTTATCTTCTGTTTCAGTTACAGAATCAGATTTTAAAATATTTTCTCTCTGAAATGATACTAAATTAGTTCTTGATGACTGAAAACCTTCGCTAGAAACTGATTTAATATTGGCTTCTAAAATTATTTTATCATCACTTGAAGGGTTAATATATAATTCATTTGTAACTTTAGTTTCTTGTGAAATAACTATTTTTTCTTTACCCTTAATAATGAAGTAACCGCCTTGATCATAAGGACATTCACCTAATTCAGTTAATTTTACACTATCTAGACCATTTAATATACATCTTTTAGAATGAACCATAATGGGTATTGATCCAATATTTATTTTAGGAAAATTGATAACATTTTTTGATCCATTTTCATTATTCTTATAAATAATACCGATGTTACAAAAGATATTAGATTGATATGTATATCCCTTTAATCTCGCTATATTAGGGAACATATATTTAGGTGTTTCGTTTGTATATTCTGTAGGTGAAGAAACAAATATATTTTCTTGTTTAGTTATATCTATTTGTCCGTCTTCATCTAATGATTCTCCGAAGTAAATTTCAATTTCATATTTAAATTCAGTTGCCTCGGAATTCAAAGATTCTTTATAAATACGCAGTGGATTGTTCCGTTTAATAATATGCTGAATTCCATTTGTATCAGAGTAAATAAATTCATTATAAGAATCCAATTGATGTTGAGATTTATAATAAGTTGTATCCCTAAAATAAGTATCAATTATAGTCCATACGTCAATTTTATCTGGTTCTTCACTCATTATATATTTATGGATAATATATTTTAAATAAGAACTTAAAAAGTTTAAAAGATATATTAAAAATCTTATTCAGTATATGGTAAAGAATCAATTATTTAGGATTTTACCTGATATAGAAATCATAAAAATATTATTAGAAAGTGTAGGTTTATCATCGTTAGAAGATACTAATTTTTTCACCAAAGAAACTATTAATGAATTAAATACTCAAGATAAATTTAATGAAATAAAAGATAAGTTAGAATCTTATTATTTGCCTTGTAAATCTAAAGTATATCTAAGTGCTATAAATGATAAAAAATGTATAACAATTATAAGACAATTTATTAAAGTTCATAATTATACCTTGATATCTAAAGAAAGATATATTAATCGTAAGAAATTATGTGTTTACCGTTTAATTAAATTAGATGATAAACCCAAATTATCACCAAAGAGTTCTAAGAAAGACATAGTTATTAGTTTTGAATAAAGGTATAGTTATTAGTTTGAATTAAAATATTGTATAGTATAAATGGTAACAATAAATACGCATTTTTATAATCAAGGGCGGGCTCGTGGTTCTCTTAAAAAGAAGATAAATAAAACTAAAAAACGTAGGCGACTGGGTAAAACTAAAAAACTTAAAAATAAAAAGCGTAAGGGAAGAAGTATGAAAACTAAAAAACTTAAAATAAGTCATCGCAAAAGGAATATGTTGGGTGGAGATCTAATACAAATCCCTGCACCTAGACTGCCCGCTAAACTTTTGGAAATATCAGGAAAACCAGCTAATATTACTGAAGGCCTAGAAGACGCAAACTCACCATTTGATTTTTATCTTGTATGTGCTTACGAGTGTATTGGAAATACCCGGGTGCCGACAATTAAATTTTGTGTAGTTAAAGAAATGGTTGTAAAAAACGGTACTTTGGAATCAATAAAAGGAACTAGTGCTGCTATGGTGCCCGGGGCAGTGAGATCCAGTACAACTAGTATAATTACATATTTATATGATCAAATGCAAAAAGGTAAAGAGAAAGAACAAATTCAAGACATTAAAGACATTAATGGTGTCATGTTACGCTATTTTATTGACCCGCCGCCATACGGGAGCGGTGGGGGCGGAACTATTATTAATATTTCATAACTTAATTTATCTCTCAATTCTTTGATAGATTTAATTTTCCTTTCATTATATCATTTGTTTTGATCGTCACATTGAACCCATTGAACAATTTTATATTTCATTTTTATATATTAATTCTGACAAGGTTTAAAACTCATCCTGTGACCGTTAGTAGAACCATATTCTTTTAAAGCATCCATATGTATCTTGGTTCCGTAACCTTTATTTTTAGAGATACCATATTTTTCAAGTTCTGAATTATTTTTTGATAATTCAATAATATAATTATCCCTATGTGTTTTTGCTAAAATAGACGCAGCTGCGATACTTTTATAAGTATTATCACCATTTATAACACATTCATGATTCAAGTAATCCAAATTTTCATCTGTATACATTTTAAATGAGTTACCATCAACTAAAATAGTATCAATTTCAAGTTGTTCTCTAATTTCATCGATACATTTATGCATTCCTTTCATAGTCGCTTGAAGGATATTTAATTTATCTATTTCTTCATGGGGTATAAATTGTACTGACCAAGCAATCGCGTTATTTTCTATGTAATCTTTTAAAATCAACCTTTTCTTTTCCCCAACTTTTTTAGAATCTTTTATTTCTAGGTTTGGATCGGGATCTTCATGAGGCCATATAACTGCCGCAACAGTTACGGGTCCAAATAAACATCCTCTACCTGCTTCATCTATTCCAACTTCTACCTTTGTTCCGTCTAAATATTGCTTTAACATTTATCTATACTAATATATGAATATAGATAAATCTTTATATATGAAAAATTTTTTAGAATTAAGAAATAATTTAGGAAGTGTTCATAATTTAGAAGCAAAACATATCTTACATACAAATCTTTACAATGAATTTTTGCCCAGAGAAATTAAGAAAAAAGTAGAAGCAGTTGTTGAAGAAATAGAAGAAAAAACTATTTTACTAAAAGGTAAAAAAGATGTATTATTTGATGATTTACCTGATGTAAATGTTCCTGAGGAAGTTGTTCAAGAATCACCTAAAGAAATTATTATAGATGAAAATGATGCGACAGATCCTATCTTTCAAAATATGGATGAAGTAAATAAAGATGAGTTAAAAAAAGATAAACTTGATGGTGGTTATAATGAACAATCTTCATTATTTGAAGGGGGTAATGATATAGATATAATGGGTGGCGGTAGAGAATTAAAAAAAATAGTAATCAATCCTAATTATGTGGCATTAGATAAATAAATTAAAATATATATATAAGTATAAAATGACAACGGTTTCTTTAGAATTAATAACAATTACTAGGGATAGGAAAATTAATCTACAAGGGAAAACGACGTGGCGTGAAATATTTTTCATATTTATTATCCCTTTTAAAGAATTAGGGGAACTGGTGGAGGAGTTTGACGGCGAATTTCCTAATTTATCAGCTATGATTAATAAATTTAAAAGACCGAAAAATGCGAAAGTAGTCTTTGATAACTATCTTAGGGTCTTATCAGAGGAAAGTGTAAGTATACTAGATAAGTTCCTCTACATGTTGTATGTGGGACGTATTAAACTCGGCCAAACTTATGATATAGATGTATTTAAAGAATTAGTGATGAAGGAATTCGAGGAACAGAAACAATACGATGATCGCGAGGCAGAGCTTAAAAAGGTAACAGCAAGAGAAGAAAAAGAAAAAAATATAGCTAGAAACGAAAGACTTCACACTAATGTAGATCAAATATTAACTAAAGTTAATGAATTAGATTCAAAAGTTGATTTAATAATACAAAAATTTACCAAAGATGGTGGGTCTAAAAAGAAAAGGAAATATAGAACGAAAAAACGATAATCGTTTATCCGTGAAAGGATAAACTTATTCATTTATATTTTACTCTAAATTTTCATTAAATGTAATTATAAATTTTTATGAATTTAATCTTATAATTACGTATATATTTTATTTTAATTATCTCAATTAACCTTATAACATGGATATTATCCAGAAGTATGAACCACCTAAAGAAGATATAAAATTATCTTTAGTTTATTTAGCGAAACCTATCTATGGTGGATGGGTAACTTTTACAGTTCATTTAGCAAAAAAATTTAATTATCCATTGTACAAAGTTTCCAAACGCACAGAAAAAAAAGTGAGGTCTTTTGGCTACGGTGTAGATTATCAAAATATTTGTATTGATGAATTAGTTAAGATACCTAATTTACTTGTGACAGCAGTTGATAAACATTATTGGGATATTTTACCACTTTTACCAAAAGATACAAGAATTGTTATTCATGATCCAACTGAACTAAAAACCAGTTCTAAGAATCCTAATCCATTAGTTCAAGATACTTGTTGTTTATTAAATTTTAAAGTTTATACTATTAGAGAAACAGTCCAAAAATATTTAACTGAAAATTTTAAGATTCCAAGTGAATTTAAGTTACACCCATTTAATAGATATCCATGCGATATAGAGGGGTGTAATTTCCATGCGGTAACTATATCTAGGGTAGATTTCGATAAAAATACAGATATTATTTTGAAAGCAAATCAACATATTCAAGATAACAAAAAGAAAGTTCAAATATTTGGTGCTGAAAACAGGTTGTATGTTCATCATAAATTGGGAGAATTAAATTTCTATGATTTCTGGAAAGGTAAATTTGAAAAAGAATATCCTTTGAAATATCAAGATAAAGATATTTTGAAGAATACACAATTTGTAGTAGATATGTCTACTATTAAAAACGATGGTGGTGGATCACAATATACATTTTTAGAAGCTATTTACCAAGGTTGTATACTTATTTTACATAGAGATTGGATAAAACAGGGTTCAATATTTAAAGAAGGAGTAAATTGTTTGGGTGCAGATACACCCGAAGAATTAGCAAAACACTTAGAATCTACAATTGATATTAAACCTATTTTGAAAGAAAGTTTAAAATTATTAAAACCTCATTTAGAAGTTAAATGGTAAATAAATATATCTATTTTAATATATATATGAGAACTAAAAATAAAAATAAATATATAAGTTCGAAGTTAAAAAACAGATTAAAATCTAAAAAAGATATAAGAACTATTGCCAAAAATAAAAATGCCAAAAATAAAAATGCCAAAAATAAAAATGCCAAAAATAAAAAAGGTAGAAAGAAAAATAATATTAAGACTAATAATAAAAGAAAAAAGAACCCGAGAAGTAATAATAATATGAGAACTAATAAAAGAAGGATTAAATCTAAAAAACATAAAACTTTATCAAAAAAATATAAGAATAATAATTATTTCAATTTATCCAAAATGTTAGTTAAATTTTATGGTGGTAATAATAGAGATGAAATATTAGATAAATTTATAAATAAAGAAGAATTAATTACAAGCGGTTTATTATATACTTTTTTTGATAAATTAAAAAATATATTTATTTTAGTATTTGATGATTTTATAAAAGCTGTAAAAAATATTTATAAACAAGGAGACAGTACTAAAAAACAAAAATTAACAAATAGCTATGGTATATTTAAATTAGTATTTGAATTTATTAAAGGTTTAGGTGATAAAAACTATGAACAATATTTTGAAGGAAAATCTTTATTAAATATATTAGATGATGATAAGGTTAAAAATATAATAGATAAATTAAATTCAGATAAAACATTACACGGTAAAGGCGCGCAGTGGTGGCAGACAGATAAAAAAGTCAAAAAATTTCAAAGGAATGAAATGGATTTTCAAAAATTAATAGATATATCAGAATTATGCATTAATATTAAAAAAAAAATAATAATTATGATAAATATATATTTAAAATCGGGTTTTTTTAAAAGATCAATATCAGAAAAAGATATGAAATCAAGTTTAGAAAAATTTGAAGAAGAGTTAAAAACCAAATTGGATAAAAATGAAGATGAAGATGTATATCAACTATTATGTTGTTGTGTAGTTATTCGTAGTTTTTTTGAAAGTGGTGGACCTATAGGAGATAACCTAAGTAATTACATAAATGCGTTAGATAAATCTGATAAAGAAAAATTAATAAAGTTATTTATTGAAATATTATTAAATTTGTGTAATATAAAATCCAATGATTATATTGTGTATAAAAAAGATAAAACTAATATTATTAATCCAGAATCTAAAACATTTTTACAAAATAGAAGTATAGATTTTGAAAATATGGATGGTAAAAATTTAAACAATTTAGCCTTATTAGAAAGAATAGAATTATTAAAAGAAAATGCTAAACTTAGTTATACTGATACTGATAGTGAAGAAGAATTAGAAGATCCAGCGAATATGGATGAGGTGGATGAGGTGGATGGTGGGGCGATGTATGGTGGTGCTGCCAGCACGCGGGTTCCATATCAGGATGATATTGATGCTATCACTAATGTTATGAATAGGGTGGTGGGGACATTTAGTGTTGTAGATTTTAATGACCTAAAAAAAGAATTACAAACCTTAATACCCACTATAAATTATGATAATCTAAAAAATTTTTTAATAAAATTAAAATTAGCGATAGACTATAAAGAGAAAGGTAGTGCTATTGAATTATTAGCTGTTATAGAGGAATTAAGGGAGGATTTAAGAGATAAATGTGTTGATTTAAACAATTTACCAAGCTTAAATGTAATATTAACAGAATTAAAGAAAGAACATTATAAAATTCAACAATATACTAGTAAAGAATATAGTTCTAAAAGGGCGGAGTCATATGTTACAAAACAAGAGGGTATGGAAGATCAATACTATTATATGGAATTAATTAATTATTTTAAAGAAATTATAGATAATATAATAGCTAATAAAGATATATTAAAATATATATTTGGTAAAGAACAGGCTTATTTGCATTATATGATATGGGATCATGAAACTCATAGCGAACTTTCTGGAAATCTAGAAAATATTAATAAGATTATAAATGATTTAATTCGTCATAAAAATGACTTTAAACTTGAGAAATTTGAGGAATATTATTATAGAGTTAAAGGAACTTATGCTTTTATGGATAGATATTCAAGCTTTAGAGAAGTATCTATACCCGGTAAAGAACAAATAATAGAAAAAATACCACCAGTATTAGCTAAATTAACTTATAATACTGATGGTAGTATTGACCATGGAATAACAGATAGTAATTTAAATATAGCAACTATATTAGAAAAGGCACTAAAATACTTAGAAGGGTTTGTAGTAAAAGATAGTAATATATTTTTATTTATAATATATTATATTATAAATAAAAATATATATAAAGCAGAAGATGGTTGTGTAACAAATAGTCTCTTTGACGCGACACCTTATATGTGGAAACCAGAATGTGAACCAAGTAAATGGGGGGTTGAAAACAAAATAGATGCTTCATTTATTATATATGGTATATTACCCCTATTATTCGTTACAGACGATGATATAACTCTCGAACGTATTGCTGATTACTTAAAGATATTAGGATTTGATAAAGATTTAGTTAATACTAGTAACCGTATAAACTATTACAATTTTATTTTAAATCAATTACGAGATGACGGCTTTAAAAATTTTTACCTTGATACTATATATCCTGACGACGAAATAGATGAAGAAATACTAGAAGAAATACATGAAGAAATAGAACATGTAAAAAATATTATTCAGGAAAATATAGTAAAAGAATCCAGAGGTGGATATATAGAGCACTATGGTGGTGCTGGTAAAAATGTTTCAGAAAGAGAGGATATTTTATCTGATTTAGATTCAGAACATTTAGAATCAGCAATAGAAAAATTAGTTGAGCCACTTGAATTAGAACAATTAAATTATGTCTTAGAATTGGTAAATAATGTAAAAGAATCTGATACCACCCTCCGAATACAGGGGAGTCGCGCAGATATATTGAAATTTTTTGTAGAAGATGGTACAGTATATAATACCTTTTTAAAAAAATATTCGAAAAATTCATTTAATATGTTAGATTCACTAAATAAATTTATACAAATGTTTTTAAAATTAACTACTTTTTATGGTAATATGATAAAGGTATATGAAATTATGCCTATTTTTAGAGGTTATATAGAAAATTCTCTTACAGAAGATCAAGAAATAAAAGCATTTGAAATAACTGTGGAAAAAAAAGATATTGAAATAAAAAAAATAGTTGATGAAAAAACCGCTATTTTAGATTCTGAGTTAAGGGAAAAAATAGATACAGGTGTTATGGCTGATGATGAAGCCTTGGCGGCAGTATCAGAAGCGAAAGAAGCGAAAGATGTTGAAGTAAAAGAAATTTATGAAAAAACAAAGAGTATGGTAGAAATAATACTAAAAAAAAATCTATTGAAGAAAAAAACAGAAAATTCATCATCAGTGAAAAAAGAAGATTCAAAACTAAAAAAATATATAAACAACGTAATAGATAAGTTACTCAATGAAAAAAAAGATTTTAAAAATAAAAACAAAACACTAATTCGTTTAGATGGATTTATACGTTCAAACACACCAGATAAATTAAAATATTGTGCTATTTATTATATATATTTTTTAATTAATGGAATGATAAAAAAAACAGAAAATCTAAAAGATAATTTTAATTTAAAACTAACAGTATATAACATAGATGATATTAAAAATGTATTAGTAATAATTCCTACGCTTGAAGTAGGTAAATATATAGAAAGTTTAATAAAAATTATTGAAATAAAAAATACAGTAGATGTTACAGATATTCCAAAAACTATAAATTATTTGGAAACACTTAAGGAACTGACTAAATTAAAAAAGTTAAAAGAATTAATAGATAAATATATATTTGATTTTAAAATACAGTTTTTTGAAAAAACTACAGATACTTACGCAGATGAGTTAAATGAAGACGGAGATTTACATTTTGCTAAAGACAATGGAATAATTGAATTATTAGCCAAAGAATTTAAAAAAATTATATCAGTTATAAATGAATTATATTTTGAATATTTAAAAGATACAAAATCAACTGATAATACAGGATTAGAAGATATGTTATCTAAAATGGAAACAGAAATAGATGGATATAGTCTTGATAAAAAAACAGAATTAGAAAAAGTTTATAAAACTGCTATAACTAATAAATATATTATTGGAATGTTAAATAAAATGGGTCTAAGTATAACATTATCTAGTGATGATACCAGTGATGATACCATTGATGGTACTAAATTATTAACAGGTATCAGTGATATTCTATTAAAGTAGTACATTGATAATTATAAATATAAAACGCTAAATTTATCATTTTATTTTCTATCTTATATTTATAATGGGTAAAAGAACTTGTATTACATGTGACGCAAAAGTTGTAGATAAAGACAAAACACCTCTTTGGTCTAAAAAAGATGGACTTTACTCAATGTTACCTAGATTTTTGAATTGTGAAGATAAATATAATCCCCATAAAGGTGAATTAGAAGAAGATCCCCATAAAAGTGAATTAGAAGAAGATCAAAAAAGTGAATTAGAAGAAGAATCTCCTGAGATAGTTGGAACTGAACTAAAGGTGGATGTTAATATTAAAGAAACAGATAATTGGCTACTCTTTTGGGCTGCTGAAGCTGGTGCATCTTTAGAAGGCGATAAACCAGAAGGCGCCGCTAAATCATATGGTTCTGAAGAAAATCGGGGTCTAACTAAAGTTGATTCAGAAGGCAATGCTACGTTCTCGTTGAATTGTCCTAAACTTTATACAGAAGAAGGTAAACTGTACCCAAGACACGTCCATTATACGGTTTTAACAGAAGATAAAGTATGGTCTACAAATATTGGTACAATTGAAGTAACTTGTAAATTATCTTTTGAAACAATGGAAAAGATACAAAATAAGAGGACATATGTTATCATGAACGCCTTAAGCAAAGAAGCATATGATGAAAATCATATTCCTAATAGTATTTTATGTCACCATGAATCATTAGACGGTTTAAAGAAACAAAAGAAAACTGGTATTATTAAGAAGTTACTAAATGAAAACTTATCAGATTATCCACCGGTTAAAGAATTTGTAAAAGAAGTTGGTGATATTAAACAAATCCCTATAATAGTTTATTGTGCTAATGAAGAATGCGATGCTTCAAGTAAATTGATGGAGCATCTATATTTATGTGGGTTCTTCAATGTTATGGAATATTCTGGTGGAATGAAAGAATGGTTAGAAAAATCTACTAAAACAGGTAAAACTAAATTATTCGATGATGCGGCTTCTGAAGATGAAGAAGAAGTTTTAGATGAAGAACCTTTAGAAGAAGGAGACGTAGATGGATTAAATGATGATGAAGAAATTATTGTATATGATGGTGTTGAGTATATCCATAAATTAGATGATAGTGAAGAAGTGTTAACACAGGATGATTTAACAGTGGTAGGTATCTATGATGGAGAAGAGATTGAATGGATTAATATGACTGAATATGAAAATCATGTTAAACGTAGAGATGAAAAAGGTTCAGTTAAAAAGGTTAAAGTTGTAGAAGAAGATGTAGAAGATGTAGAAGATGTAGAAGAAAATGTAGAAGAAGATGAAAAAGAAGATGATGTTTTAGAAATGGATGAAGAATCAAGTGATGAAGAAGGTGATACAGATAATTACAATAAAGAATTCCTTCAATCTAAGAATGTAAGTGAATTAAAGAAATTATTAGATAAAATGCATGATAGAGCATTAAAAAAACCTAAGAAGAAAAAAGATATGATTGATTGTTTATTAAGTTGTAAAAAGGTATATACAGGTGGTGGTGTAAATGATAATATTTACTATGGTGGAAGAGTTAGTAAATCTATGTATGAAAATCAATTTAGAGGATGGGGGTTCACTTTCTTAAAACAATAAGTTTATCTTCTATTAGTTCTTCTATTTCTTCTCTTTTTTTTCTTTTTTCTTTTACTACCTCCTCGGGGTGTGTGAGGTGAAAGAGGCGGACTAGATGAGCCGGTAGTATCACTACCAAAGCTGGATGTAGGTTCTAGTGCGGAGTCCATACCGTCCTTGTAGGAGTTTACATGTATTTTAATATCTCCATTAGTTAATAATCTCACGATATTTAATGCTTTTATTTTCGCAATGGTATTATCAAATATATGTTGATTGTCAACTGAATATACTCGTGGTGTTACCATTATATCTTTTATAGTCAAATCACTAAAATTATCGTTACTTTTTAATGTAGATAATATTTTATCTTTAATAGAAACGATAGTATCAATAGAATCAATATCCAACTGAATTTCTATATTTTGTTCATCTTGGTCAGTGATTACATTTATGGTATGTCTCCATTTGGGACTTCTATGCCCGTCACTATATTCATCTTCTTCGGAGGATCCACTATCTAAAGACAATGATCTATCTTCTTCGGAGGATCCACTATCTAAAGACAATGATCTATCTAAACGTGGGCTCCTACGCCCTCTACTATATTCATCTATCATATCCTTCTGCTGCTCTATTATATCATACAAGTCGACTATTTTTTGTTTAAGTGTTAGTATTTTTTTAGATTGTTTATTATCGTTAGATTGATAAAATATTATATCCTCTTTCACACCGTTTAATTCTAAGCGAAGTTTGTCTAATTCATCATTACATTCTTGAAGTAAATTAGGCATTTATAATATTAACATAGTTTTTTTTTATAAAATATATTATTTAAAAATAAAATATAGAAATAGAATAAATGTTAAAATTATCATAAA